AGGTTAGTGTAATAAAGTTAATTGACCGAGCAGGCTTAATATAAATATCTGCACGGAATTCGTTGGCATCTATAACCTGACCAGTATTGTTTGTTGTATCACAAACAACTAAAAAGTCTGTAATACCTCTACGAGCTTGTACATCTCTTAAAAAGGGATTTACCATACTTCTAAACTGTTCTCTTGTGAACTCATCGTTGAATTCAAACAATATACTACGAGCAGCTTTTTCGATTGCCTTTTCTACAAAAATGAATAATCTACGAACATTAATACGGTTAAATGCACTATTGCGAGATAGAGCAGTTTTATCACCCCAAAGCATTGTACCTTCACCTGGATATGTTACTACAGGATTAATACGATTGCGGTAAAGTGTATCTCTCTGAGCCTGTGTTGGGTTTAATGCAAGACCCACAGAACTTCTAATCTGACCTCGGGTTATGCCACCTGGTGACCACCAAGGATCTTCATCAAAGTCTGTACGAGCACAACAACCTGCAACATCTCCATTTAATGGAATATAACGATATACATCATTGTACTTGTCATACATTTTCTTATAACCACTATCCAATACTGCATAAGATGTACTAGCAAAGTTCAGATAATAGTTCCTTACATTGTTAGTTGCTGTATGCGAGTTTGATACTCCAACAATATCTGACCTTTCAGGTGAAATAAACACCACGATATCTTTTCTCTTTTCAGCCAAATCTATTAAGTTAGCAGCATGAGTTGAGTCGCCTGGTCCAGCCATCATTAGGCTAACAGGAACTGTTTCGTCATCAAAATAATCATACGCCAGACTCTTTTCACCATTTGTTGGCGTATAGTCATCTGTACCACCTGTTAGTGAAACTGAACTAGATGTATTGATATTTGTAAATGTTGTCCCAGCTGCGGCCGAACCCCAGTTGGAGCCACCAGTATTATGATCCATCCAGTAAATATACTGAGAACTATTATAAAGAACATCAACATAATAGTTGTCATCACCACTATCTGTCTTTGCATCAGAGGCCTTAGATACATGAGACCATTTCTCAAGAATTGTATTTGCTACACCAGAAATGGCGCCATCTTCATCTGTGATAAGAATATGCATCTCATCGTCTACACCAGACACATTAGATGCTGATGTTGAAGTGCCAGGTCCGCCTGAAAACTCATCATACCAGCGCCATCGGCGTGTAACATAAGAGTCATCAGCAAGAGCAGCTGCCATACCTTTTGTTGAAAATACACCATGCTGTTTGACAGTTAGTGTGTTTGTACCTGTGTTTACTGCCGTAACAATATACTCTACACCTTCGTGACCTGCAACTGGTGTTGCACCAGCAGCATCAGTTGTAAAAGAAATAATATCATCTACTACAACAGCGTAGTTATTTTCATCTACATTATCGAGCACCACGGCTGTAACACCTTCTGCTAAAGCACCATTGACTCGATTGTTTGCAGCCAGCTTTTGCTCATAGACAGTAAGACTAGGACACTGCCATACTTTGAGGTTGTTACCCCAAGTACCTGGCGTGCGAGCAGCCCACTGACCTACATTAGCAGAACCATCTGAAAAGTTGGCTAACCAATGTTCTGAATTTTTTACTAGAATGGGCGTACCACTCTCACCAGCATTTACATGACCTGAATTAATACGAACAACTCTTAATGTAGCTGCATACTTCAAAAATGAAGCTGCGGTGAAAAACCACTCGAAGGTACTTGCATTTGGTTTACCAAAGGCTTCTACCAATTCTACTTCGTTACTCACTGTAACGACTTCTTCCACGGGCCCTTTTTCTGCTGTTATAGCGATAGCTCCATCACTGGAAGATTCGCCAATCACCATATTTGTTAAATCTCGTTCTTTAACTAAAATGCCCGGTGATACTAATGTTGCCATTTTTATTTTCTCCTAAGTATATAACGACGGACTTTTGTGTCCCTATAACAAAAAATTCAAGTCACTGGTTGTTTTATATAGTTATTTATAAATTAGTCATTCTACAAACACACTAACTGTTTGACCTACTAAATAATATAAACAGACTAGGTAACACAATATGCGTGACCAAAGGCGAAATAAAAAATTCTTAAAAACTCTAGAAGGAAGGTATTGTGAGAGGTGTAATGATTCAGAACCATCTCACCTTATATGGCATCCTCACCAAAAACGAATAAAAAGTTATATGACCCGATATGGTATTAAAAGTAAAAAATTTAAAGAGGGAGAACTGCTGATTGAAAAAAGTTATCCCCTATGTAGAAACTGTGAAGGTGAAAGATTATGGAGTTACTGGACAGGTGAAGATACTGGACTTCCGTGGCCTAGAAAAATTCAGGTCCTTTAGTAGGTGTCCAATAATCTCCATCTACATCTACAAAAGGTGCATCTTCAGCATACATTATACCATCATCAATAAATCCAAAAGGAGCCATATCTTCTTCAATCATTTTTTGTTGGCTTTGATATAGTCGTTTTCTTATATCATCATATGTTAGTTCTTTAAAATAATTTTGATTAGTCAACCAAGAGTATAACACTAAACACATTACTAAATCATCTGTGGCTCCATCTTCAGCTTCAAATGATGATCCTTTAGCTACAAAATTAGAAAGCTCTACAATAATATCAAAATCATTAACAATTAACTTGTCACCTTCTATCATCTGTTTTAAGTTAGAACAACCTATCTTCTTTACTGCCTTAGTAGTTCGTACTCCTAAATCTGTAGCTTTATCTCCAAATCCACTACCAACAACTTGGCCTAACCGCCCTCTCATTTGTGTCATTATAATATTTTCATACTCTAAATCATAATGCAAAGCATCTGCAATCTGTCCACCAATATCATTTACTTCAACTAATACTTGTGCGTTATTATAGCTTGTAGCGACTCTGTGAACTAACTCAGGGAGGGCTAGCGGCTTTATTTCATTATTTCTATACTTCGCTACTAGTTTATAAGGTACGTCTCCTATATCTAATATAACGAACGCTGAATAATCATGTGATCCTCCACGGGCCACATCCACTGTTATACAGTAGTTATGATGTTTAGTAGGGCGTTCATATATATCTAACCCTGCATTAGACTCTATTGGATCCAGTGTAGGAATAACTTGTAACTTTGTTGGACTAATCAAAGTATCTATAGACCCTAGAAATGAACATTCAAATTCTTGCAGAAATTGTTGTTCTGAAGTATTTTGTATAGTTTGTTCTTTCCACTCATCATCTCGTCCAGGAACTTCAGTCCAATGAACCTCAATAGGAACAAATGTATTTTTTTCGTTTACTGCATCTTGCCACAACTTATAAAACATATTCATACCGTGCGGCGTTGATACTATAATTACTTTAGATGTTTTACCAGCAGAGATAGTCGGATACACAGAACTAAAAAACTGTTCCGCAATATTTGAAGGAACGAAAGCAAACTCATCAAGAAAGATAAGATTATAAGAACCACCACGAACAGCACTAGCAGAAGTCGAACTCGCAAGGATTTTGGATCCGTTTTCCAGTTCAAGACTTCCTTTGTTCCAGTTGATAACTCCTTGTTGCATCCATTCGGGTAAGTGTTCATAGGCTAACTGAAATCTCCCTAACAAATCTCTAGCCGTCTGTGCCTTGTTTGCAAGAATTGCTACACTAACAGTTTCATTAAATATTAGATAATGAACTAGATACGCCAATAAAACTGTTGACTTACCAGACTGCCGTGGTAACTTGCATATAGTAAAACGATTACTATGAAATGTCCCCACCATATCTTTTTGGAAATCGTAGAGTTTAAATGGAATTAAGCCTTCATCAATACTAACAATCTTTACATAATTCTCAATAAAGTAACCTGGGTTTTTAGAACACTTGATAAATTCTTTTATCTGTTCTTCAGTAAAAGAAATCTCAGCACCAGCACCTTTAAGATTGGGATTGCCTTTATATGTTTCAGCCATCACTCTTTAACATCTTTTGAAGCTCTTTAGTAGATCCTACAAACAATGCATTAGTAACACTCTTAGGTCCATGATCAGGAACTTCTTTCAATTTTTTCATCTTCTCTTGCAATTCAACTAAACGCTCTGTAACTTCCGAAACATTTTTAATCAATTGGCCTGCAACTTCATATGCTCTAGGATGTTCTCCTTCTTTAGCAATATTCAATATACCATCAATGGCATCTTGACCTCGTTCTATAAGATTGTAGAAATTTTCTCTACTATACTTATAGTCTGAATCTATATCTTCTGATTCAGTAGGTCTAGTTATAAGCGGCTTAGGATCCAAAATTTCTTGTTTAAGATTTTTAGTCGTTATGCCTAAGATATTATTTACACTATTTTCTAAATTCATTGACCTTGATCTGGGAATTGACCATCAGTCCATTCTGATAATGCTTCATTAAACCCAAAGTTATCATCATCTGGCGGAACAAGAGGTACTGTTTCTGCCGTATACTGACGTACTCTAGGTGGTGCCTTATCTTTCATATCTGCAAACTGATCTACCGTAACCTTCTGAATAGGCTCGGCTGTAGTTACTGGACCATACATATATGTTTTGGCTGTAAAACTCAACGTATATATAATAGCTCGCCGTGTCATAAAATCACCATCATATGTATCTTCATATGCAGTTGATGTTAAAACAATAGGCACATCTCGTATCTGATCCATTGTTGGTACTGTTTTAATAGTTACCGTATACTCTGGTTGAAAATATGGAAGGATTTGTTCTACTATCTGAACACTATCATCAGAATTTTTTGCCATAATAAACAATTCAAAATTAACATTATACGGAACAGGACTAAACTGTGTTGATATTTGTTTTGTTTCTGTTCCTTTTACTTTTCTAATTTTTGATATCTTATTTAATTTTCTAGTACCATCATATTCTATACCTGAAAGTTCAAATCCTATTCTAGGTAAGGTTACTGCTACTTTTTTATCAATAGTAGCATCTTCTCTCAATCGTGCCAAGAATTTTTGTTTTGGCCCATACGCCAACGGAACCTTTAAAGACTGTATTTGTGCACCAGCGGAATCTGTTCTAACAATATGAATATCGTTAAAAAGTGTTCCGAAAGATACAATAGTCTTTCTCAAAATTTCATGGTAATAAGTTCGTCCAAACATCAGTGTGAGCCTCCTCCTGGATCACCAAAAGGATTACTTTCAGTGAAATCTAAAATCGTATCGCCTGTTTTTTCTATAAACAGATTATCAGCAGTTTGTGCTATAGTATCTATTCTATATTCTTCGCTGATTATGTAATCACCATCCTCAGTTATCATTGCATCTCCATTCTCCATTAACACCTGATAATCAAGAGCATCAAGCGACATTGTATCTTCAATTGTATCTATAGCTGCTATACCTGTGTCCAAATCTTCAGATGAATATTCAAATGTTGAACATGACAATTTATATACAGGTAAATTATCTACTTGATAAAATGGATCATCGTGATCTACAAAATCAATCTGAAACAGCTTTTTTATTCTAGGAAAATATATTAAATCTCCCTCATTAGGTCTAGACGATTCTATAAGATTCGCATCACTACTAACAACAGTATTCCACCGACTTCTAGAAACTATAAAATTAGCCTCATCTCGTATCTCTAATCCAAATTTTGATATTAGTTCTTTTTCTCCACCGAACCCTTCTACTTCTTCCATATACATTTCTATTTGATATGCATCATTAAAGGATGATAAAGTATCTTCTCCCCACAAAGTATCCTCTGCCACTAATTTTCTAGGCAGATAATATACATCATGTCCGAATACTTGCAACTGCTCTATAATTAAAGCTTCATAAAGCGCTTGTTCGCCGGCAGTTCCTTTACTAAAATATGCACTAGTGGTCATAGTTTATCCCACAGCAAAATCAACAGGTAACTCATATGTTAACCGAGCTTCTTCCTCTAATCTTATAATTTCTTCCTGTGCTTGAGTATATATGGTTTCCCCATTCATGGTCACACCACCCAACAT